ATCTTCATTAACTCCGGCATTGTTTTAGCGTCCGCGATATCTTTCATTAGTTGTTTAACGCTTATGTTCGTAACGGTTGCCTCTTCGGTGTATGGTCCGACTATCGGAGGCTTTATCGGTTGAGGCTTCGGAGCGGGTGCGGCCGGTGCGATCGGTGTCGATTCTTGCGCTCTGGCTTTTGCTCTAGTTACTTCGTCAAGGCTTGCGATCTGTGAGCCGTGATAGCCGGCAAGAGCAAGAGCTCGTCCTACGGCCGACGTTTCGCACACTTCAAGCGCGGACGTTTTGTTTATTTGCGACGCCCCGATTACTTCGTGAGCGTGTCCGGTTGAGATCGGATTCGCGTCGTCGGCTTTCGCATAAATTCGAGCCTTAAAGACCCAATATCCGGAGCCGCCTTCAATTAGTTCGGTTGAAACTCTTCCGGATGGATGATCCGTCCAAAAGCGTTCGAGTCTTTGAGCGACTGTCTCGTAATTTTGTAAGGCCATTACTCAACCTCTTTCAACACTTTGAAGCGGCGGAGATACGGTAAACCGTTTTCGTTAAGGACGTCGAGATCTCTCGTTACTTCTTGTAGCGACCATTTTCCGCCGTAATAAGGCGCGAGTTGATCTAAAACTTTTCGAGCTTCTTCTTCTGTTTTGAAAGCTCTCGCGTCTACAATGTTTCGAGATTTTGCGATCGTTCGCAAGTGAACTCGATTTAGATATTCCCGACGAGAATAGACGAGATCGTCTTTCTTCCAGATGAGACTACGATTTGCAATTACCCAATGACTAGCTAGTTTGGTGGACATTTTGTTATTCCTCTCTTTCGACATTGTTCACTATAGCCGAGAGTTCTTGCAGAGTGTGGGATACCCTGCTACTATCTTTCACGGAAGCACAATAGGCCGTTATCTAGTCGCATAGGTCGGGGCGTCAATACGCGGGAACGCGGGTAGATCGGCGCGTTTAGCGTCGAGGCGTTGTGAGAATAAAGAAAGAGGTAGTCCGAGTGAGGCATCCGGACGGGGGCTTTTTTCTTTTTTTTCTTTTTAGGTCGAAGCGTCGCGAGAGCCGCAATAAGAACTCAGTTTCTCAATGATTCGCACCATAGCTTGAGGAATTACAAGAATATGATCGAGGTCGCCGTCCGGGGTTCGCGACTGATATAGAACGACGTGATTCTTTTTAGAAACTTCATCGGGAAGCATCCATCCGACCGAAACGATCAGATAGTCGCCGTCGTTAAGATCGAGCGAATCTAAAGATTTCCAGTCGAAAGTCTCTAACGAATGCGCGTCGGCCCAAGTTACCGCGACGAGTTGATCGAGATTACGGTTAGTCGAGCCAGACGACATATTCGGCCGTTACTCTCGGCTTTTCGGAATCTATAAAGTGAAGTCTTTGAGATGGTCGGGAAGTTGCCGCGACAAAAGCTTTCGCGTAGGTGTTGTCCGACTCTGGAGAGCCCGTTACGAAGACTCGGCCGCCGTTCGGAAGCGGGAGAGTCATAACGCTATGAAAGTGTCCGCAATAGGCATCGGTAAAGCTTTCGCCTAGAACGCCGGAAGCCCAAGCGCTAACTTTTTTAATGATTCCGTAAGCCGGAATTGCGCCGCCGTAAGAGTTCACTTCGTCGCCGTGAAACAATAAAGCGCGATAGGCGTCTCCGACTTTGACGAGTTGATAGAAGTTTTCGGAGGCTTGCCATCCGATATTTAGATCTTTGACTTTGTCTTCGACGATCCGATAGGCCATTCGGTCGATATTGTCGGCGGATGGGAGATCGCCTTTTCTTCCGATTCTGCCGTGATTACCGAATTCGCACACTACGCGAAACGTCTCAAAATTTGCGGCGAGCTTGCGGATCATCGCTTCGAGAATTGTCGTAACTTCGAAAAGTTGCTCGAAGAGGTGAGCTTCGACTTCGTAGCTTTGACCGGGGAAAACGGTTAAGCCTTCGACCATATCTCCGCCGATCATAAGAACGGCCTCTCTCACGGGATGGTGTGCTCTCTGGATGTCGGTTAGATGGATAACTTTTTCGGTGAAGAGATCTATTCGGCTTCGAAGAACTCCTAGATCGAAAGTCGTCGTCTTCTTGCCGGCTTGATAGTCCGTAGTGTGAATGAGAGCGATCTCGCCTCGGCTTGATCGGCGATCCCGTTTAACTTTCGGCAGAGGCTTAGGTCGTCCAGATGCGAGAGCGGCGTCTCTGGCTCCGCGATAGATAGCTTCGACGAGATCATCGGTTCGGCGTTTGAGTTTTGCTTCGTTTTGTAAAGCGCGACGAAGAGCTTCGCGTAGTTGCTCGTTTTCTGTAGCGTCGTTTAGTTCATTTTTTAGCGACACTCGCGGCCTCTCGAAGTCTCGCTCTAAAGTTTTGAACGGAGCTATTCGAAGCTTTAACGCCGCGCTTGCCTAGAACTTTCGTTATAGCTCTATTCGAATGATCGTAAGAGACAAGAATCGAGACCCATTCTTTACGAGTTTTCGCATCGAGAGATTCTAAATAGACTTCGATCTTCGATTTTTTGTTTGTGCCTTGCGATTTACTTTCCGCTCTTAACTCGTCGATTAAGTTCACTATTCGAATCCCCGTCTTTGTGGCTGTTTAAGTGTTCCTCTAGTTTGCCATCTACGGAGCCGATTTTGGTAGATACCTTCTCGATCTGGAGGCCGAGTTCGCGTAGTTTTCGCCGGACGATCGCGTGATCGCCGTTATTCTCGCGTCTCGCTCGTTCTATTAGGACGGCCGGAAGTCCGGCCGCGATAGTGCCGAAAGCACCTATTAGAGCCACTAGGACGACGTCGTTCATACGGTCGCCGGGACGATCCCTCGAAGATCGTTCCATCCTTGATTTACGGCTCTCATATTGCCTAATAGGGTAGGTGAGATTTCGACGTGAATCCATTTTCCGCCGGGAGCGCCTGAGATCGTGGGCTTTTCGTAATCTTGCCAAGAACCGCGCTCGGCTTTCCATCCTCTGCCGTGAGGCTTCGGCAGATAGTCGAGAATGAGCTCGACGCCTAAGACGTCGGCGTTCACGATTAGAAGATCTATGAGCGCTAGACATTTTTTACGGCCTTCTTTAATGCCGCTATAGCCAAGATCTACGGCTCGGCCGGTCCCGTGAACGGATGGCGTCGTTTTGCCGCGAACGTCGCGCACTACCCAAGATCCCAAGTTTTTTAGTCCGGAGACTTCGACGGCGTTTCTAATCCAGATGTCCATCGTCGGACGAGGCGCTTTTACGTTGCCGTCGAATCCCGTATATTTTGCCGGCATAGTTTTAGCTTGTTGAGTCCCGTCCGAAAGCCGGATCTTTAGAGTTAGCCCATCGCATAAGCGGAGGAAGAATTGCGGCGAGCGCCGCTTTAAGTAAGTCGTTTGGTTGATAGTTACCGGTCGCGACTATGGCAAGAACGGCCGCAAGCATCGAGCGGAGATAAGAAGCGAGCATCGCTTTAGATTTAGGATTCATTTTTAATTTCTACGGATTCGAATATGTCGAGTTCTTCGTTATATAAGTCGCCTATTGCGGGATATTTCGATCGTATGTTTCCGTTATATGAGCATCTTTTAACTTTTAGATTCGGGTTAGCGAGTTGTTCGGTGTAAAAATTTTCCCAAGCTTCGCTAGATCCGCCGACTTCGTTATCGTTTTCGTCTAATTGTGTAACGTCTTCATCGACGCCGGTATTAACGGCGATGACTTGATTTTGTTCGTTAATTGTTGCGTAGTGTGCCATTATGCGAAACTCACGTTTCCGGATCCTGCCGTAATAGTTAAAACTGTATAAGATCCGCTAGTCGTAGAGGAAGAAGTTAATCCGGCTCCGACTGTCGCCGTCGCGTCTGTAGTTGTCCATCGTAAAATTATGACTCCTGAGCCGCCGTTCCCTCCGGTTTGTCCTTCGCCGCCGCCTCCGCCGCCGCCTCCGGTGTTCGCGGTTGCATTTGCTCCGACGGCACTTTGGCCGCCGTTTCCTCCTCCTCCGGTTGGTGCTGTTCCGGCTACGGGTGATCCGCCGCCCGTGTTTTGAACGCCTCCTCCGCCGCCTGACGTGCGAGTAACGCTCGATCCGGTAATGCTAGTAGCGACGCCGATTCCGCCGGCTCCTCCTGTGTTCGCGGTTGCATTTGCTCCGGCGCCTCCGGCGCCGCCTCCGCCGCCTCCGGCCGCTAATGCTGTCGATGACGGAATTCCCGTTCCTCCGGCGAATCCTTCGTTAGCGGTGCCTGTGCCTCCGGGAGCCGCTCCAGAAGTTGATCCGCCGCCGCCTCCGCCTGATCCGCCGTTTCCGACTGTCGTTTGCGCTCCTGCTGTTCTCCCTGCTCCTCCGCCTCCGCCATTTGTTCCGAGTTGAAACGCGCTAGTGCTTCCTGAATTGCCCGTCGCTCCTCCGCTTGCGCCTCCGGCTCCGCCGCCTCCGACTATCGCAAAATAATTCACTCCCTTTAAAAGTGAAAGAGGCGATAGTAAAGTTCCGCCGCCTCCGGTGGCTGTAACGCTTGATCGGAATCCGCCGGCTCCGCCGCCGCCTCCGATGTTTCCTCCGCCGCCTGCTCCGCCGGCGATTACGAGGAAGTCAAGATCGAATCCTGCACTACCCCCCGCTAAAAAAAAAATTGAAGCACTCGCCGAAGTAAAAACTAAACGTCCTCCGGCATATTGTTTTAACGCAAGAGTCGAGCTAGTCGAAACGGTAGCCGTTCCCGCCGTGATCGTTGTCGTTCCGCTTCCGATATTGACGATGTCTACGACGTCCGAAGCCGCGAAGATAGAAGTATTTACGGTTATCGTCGTCGCGGAGCTTGAGTTCATATAGATACGAGTTCCGGCGTCGGCGGCTGTAAGTGTGTAGCTTGCCGTTTTAGTTGTCGTCGGAATGTTGAACGTAGAATTTAACTGTGAAGCCGTGAGGACTGCCCCGGCTACGAATGGATAGGGAGTTGTCGCCATAATTAAACTATATCCTAAGCGCCGACGACGTTAGAGGAGTCCAATTTTCCGAAGACGGCATCGTCTAAAATTAACTCGTAAACGATCGTAGTCGGCGAGGTATATATCCGCATTTTATGACCCGTCCGAGCGTCGATCGTATGTTCCAAGCCTTCGACGGCGAGCTCTTCGGTAATACTTGCCGGACTTCCAGAAGTAAAGCTCTTTGTAATTTGGATAGTGTCGCCGATCTCCAAGATAGCGACGGCGTTCCGTTCGGCTGTAGTTAGCGACGCGAAGTTTACTTGAACGTCTGAGAAACGCGGCTCCGGCGTAGGTGCTAGTAGATATTCGGCAAGCGCTAGAGCTTGCGCGTCGGTTGAGAGAAGCGATCCCGTTTTAGAGACGGCTTGAGTCTGATAGAGCGTTATAGAGGTCGCGTCCGAGTCAGTTTGAGCCGTTCCGCCGACGCGCTCTACTGTGGCCCGGTTAATAACTTGATCGGTTGAGTAGTCGATCGAAAGCCCAGAGTAAGCCGTTTCCGTTCCGTCGTCTTTGAAGATCACACTCGGCCCGCTTAGAGTGTTCCCGATTCTTGCGTCGAATGTTAGATCTCCGTCGCGTGAAACGTAGACCCTACCGGCTTCCGCGTCGTCAGAGATCGCTCGAAGATATTGAGCGACGGACGTCCCTTCGGATATTGCATAGGCGCCGAGAGTCGTAGTTCCCGTCTGGATGTCGCGAGTCCCGGCCGGGTAGCCGACTTCTGAACGGTCGAGAATTGTCGTAACTCTCGCCGAAGAGAGTTCTTCGGATGGAGTGAACGCCGAAAGAAACGTATTAGACAATAGAAAGAGATCATCCGCGCACGTGATCGTTACCGTAGGGACTTTTTTAGTAAATGCCGTCCCGTAGTCGTAAGCGAAGTCCACGACTCGACCTTTGAATAAGTATTCGCCGTTTCGCGAGAGTCGTATCTGCCGGAGAGGTGAGAGGCCGGGAGTGTCGTCCGTTTCGTCATAGTAGATGGACGCTTCGTTATAGGGATCGAAAGCTCGACTCGGATCTATTGCTTGAATGACCATCGTTCCCGGCGAGATCGAATCTAGGACGTTCTTTTTCCCTCTGAACGCTCGGATCGCTGTAACTTGTGTCGTTATCTCGGAGAACTGATCGACGCCGTCTAGGACGTAGGTCGTATTATTGAGGACTCCTTGCTGTGAGTCGTCTAAAGTGAAGCCGTCGCCGAAGCCGGTATCCATTTCGAGGACATAGTTTCCGCCGGTTATTATTGTCGCCATATTACGCGGCGATCTGGACGTCTACCGGCCCGCTAATAAGGTTGTAGCGCTGTAAAGATTCGACTATAAGGTTTGGAAGATTTGCGTCGGCTGTAACTGTGTTCACGGTTATATTCACGGGCGCGGCTTGAGTTCCGCGAGCCGATTCCATCGCCGCGATACGTTCGGCCATTCCGTAAGTCGTTAGAGCGCTCGTCTCTGGAGTGCTAAAAATTGTCTGATCGGGAATCCCGATTCCTACACTTCCGCCACCTCCGCCACCGCCGCCGCCTCCGCCGCCTCCGCCGCCTCCGCCGGGAAGCGATAGATCCGGGATAGTTAAGCCGGGAGTCGAGATAGTGCCGGGAGTGTCGATTCGATCGGCTCTGCTAGGTGCGTCGAAGCCGCTTCCAGATGGTCCGCTCGGAGCGCTAATCGACGGGAGACTGATCGAGACGTTTCCTATTACGTCGATCTCGACTCCGGGTAATAGATTTAGTGCTTTGATCGCGAAGTTTACGCCGTCAATAATTCCGTTTACCATCGCCTCGATTACGTTGAGGACCGTTTCGGCGATTTTGATTACGAATTTTCCGAGCGAAACGAAAGCGTCTAAGAGATTAAAGACGACGTCGATTACGGGTCCGATCGCTTTCGCGACGATATCGAAAGCGACGGCTAAAACTTTGCCGAGGATCGGAGCGATACGGTCCCGGATGAAGCCGTAGAACTGTAACAAGAGCTCGCCGTATTTACGGAATGAATCTCGATTTTCGTTAATTTTTTCGACGATGATATCGAAGATTTTTCGTAAGCCTTCGAAGATCGGGATCGCTATCGTCATAACGATAGGGACGAGATAGTTCACGATTAGATCGGCGAAGAATCTAAACGCGGGGACTAGATTATCGTTAAAGAATTTCGTTAAAGTTTTTACGACCGGGATTAGATATCTATCGAAAGCCGGGACGAGTTGATCGTTAATAAAGTTCGTTACGTGCGAGATCGCGTCCGCTAAGAATGGTCCTATTTTGTCGGCGAGATCGGTAATTATCGGGACGAGTTTCGTTAAGAAGAAGTCTCCTAGATTCGAGAAGATCGGAAGTAAATAAGATCCGACTTGCTCGACTAGTTCGCCGCCGACAATTTTTAGACGACTCATCTTTCCCTCGAATGTGTCGGCCGCTACTGCCGCCGCTCCGCCGAAAGTCGCCGAGAGAGCTTGAACGGCTCCGTCGAAGTCTTTAGTTTTGACTAGGTTCTCATCGAGAGGGATTCCGAGCTTTTGTAAGCCGGCGACGTTTCCGCCGTATGCCTTCGATAGTGCGATCGAGACGCTTTCTAAGTCCTTGCCGGTCGCCGCGCTAATGTCGGTCGCGAGTGTGAGAAGTTCTTGAGAGCGTGTAACGTCTCCGGTCGCTCGCGCTAGGTTCGCGAAAGCCGGCCTAAGTTGGTCGTCCGCGATTCCGATTTGGATCGACATTTTGCCGATCTGATCGTCGATCGCTTTGATCTGATCGTTCGTCGCCGAAGTGTTCGCTTTTAGAGCCTGATTTAATAATTCGAAGCTCTTTTGGTCCTCTGCCGCCGCTTTGACTGCTAAGCCGATTCCGGTAGCGATAGCGCCGACGCCGACGGCCGTTACTGCCGCGATCTTCTTAAACGATCCTCCGAGGCGTTCGAGTGATCCTTCGGCTTCGCCTACGGCTTTCTTTAATGGTCCGGCGTTGCCGACGATGGAGACTGTAATCGGTTTAGCCATAGAACTATCCTAGATCGTATTTTGTGATTAGGGAGTCCACGAGCGAGGCGTAGCGTTGAGCGACTTCGCTTCGACGTGAGTCGATCGCGTCATAGAAGAACGGATTAGGTTTTATCGCTCGCGATGGCCATCCAAAATGGATCGGGCCGGCATACGGGACGCCGACGCTTCCGGCTCTGACTTTCGCCGCTTTTTTAGTCGAGACGTTTCGGATATTTGCGGCGAGAGCTCCAGTTAGAACGGGGACATATTTTTTAGATTCGCCGATAATGATCTCGGCGACTCTTTTATTTGTTTCTAAGAATTCTTCTTTATTGAGATCGAGCGCATCGGTTGAGAGCTTGCGGAGGTCGCGTTGCACTTTTGAAAGTCCTTCAATTTTGACGGCATCCGACGGATTCGCACGAAAGCCAAAAGTTCCCGAAGCCATAGATTTATCTCGCTCTCGTTCTTGCTTGCGCGTCTGCTTGTTTCTTTCTTCTTAATAGCCCATCGTAGATGAGATCTAGGACCTCTGGCGAGGTTTCGATTAGTTCGTTAGGCGCGATCCCGGTTTCGATGGCGAGCTCGGCAATGTATTCACTAAACGAGCCTCGCGTTAGACTTTTGGGTCGTTGCCTATTTCTACGTCCGCGACGTTTTTCGACCATTCTTCGAACGGCTTGACTACGTTTCCGTTATCTTTGTCGGCGAGCCAAGCGAGATAGTAGAGATGTTCCATTCGAGTATCTGATCCGCTAAACGCGGCAGAGATGCCACACTTAGCCCATCGTTCGAATGCGATTATTGCCGGCGGGTAGACGGGCAGTTCTACTGTGTTTCCATCGCGCCGCTCGACGGTGAGGCGTATCTTTAGCACGTTTTAGATTACGCTACGGCCTGCACTATTGCGCCGCCGGAGTAGGTGCACGTAATCTCAACGAGCTCTCCGACGTTTATTACGATCGGAGCTTGAGCCAGATATCCGCCGGTGTGGGTATACCTCGGCGAGCTCGCTCCGGGAGCGGCCGCGAGTGGCTCGTAAACGATAACGGAAGTAGTTCCGACGTCGCCGAAAGCGAATTGAATAGCTTCGGCCGTAGCGAAGCTTCCTAAGAGAGTGAAAGTAGTTTCGGAGTTCTCCAAGCCCGCTACGTTCTCGACATAAGTCGAGGCGAGAGTCGTAGCGTCCAGAGCCGGAAGAGTCTTCGTCATTGTGATAGAGCGAAGTTGATCGTTGAAGTCGGTTCCGCCTACCGTGAAGACGGTCGCTTTTCCGAGTTGGGTTACTGTTGCCATAGTTCTATCTTACTCCGTTTCTTCTGTAATAGTTTTAGCATACTTCTTAGATGCTTTAGTGTTTTTAGGTTCTTGAGTTATCGCGCCGATCGCCAAGCTTTTAAGAGGTTCGACTCCGACGGCGACTAGATCTTCGTCGGTTACGATCTGGCCGGGATTAAACGCTTTTAGACGCGATGAAACGACGACGTAGTTAGCCATTAGCCCCAGAGCTCCATCGTGTAACGGTATGCGAGCATTTCCACGCCGCTAACACTAACGGAGATCGGAGTCGCTGTAACGACTCTCGAATTAGAGACGGTCGCGACGCCGCTTTTAGGTAGGGTCGGCGCGGCGTCTAGTTTTGCTTTGATCGAGGTCGAGCCGGTCGCCGCCAAAAAGCTATCTAGGTAGTCTTGCGCGGATCGTTCCGACATTCTGCCGGTGATAAGAATTAGGTCGATTGAGCCTCGATCTAGGCTATTTGCGAGCGTGTATTCCCAAGTTATAGCGATCTGCCCGATTACGAGCGCCGGAGGGACTAGGCCGTCCGGGATCGTGTCGTAAACTCTTAATCCGGT